ATTGGAGACTCTTGGATATTGACTTTGAAGTTTATATGTTGATGAAAGGATTAACTAAAGAACAATTTAAAAAATTAAATAACGACGAATTATGGAAAGGCATGTGGTAATTAGTCTTAGCGGAGGGATGGACTCCTCAACATTGTTACTTCGTTGCTTGAAAGAGTACAATACCGTAACAGCAATTTCATTTGATTATGGACAAAAACATCGAGTTGAGCTTGAACGTGCTCAATCGTTAGTAGATTATTTAAATAACAATGCTGATGAAACAAAATATAAATCTGAAACCACAGAAGTTATTTTACATCATTTCCCTAAAGTAACTTACCGTGTTATCAAATTAGACGGACTAACAGATTTACTTAACTCAGCACTTGTAACAGGTGGAATTGATGTACCTGAAGGACACTATGCTGAAGAAAACATGAAAGCAACAGTTGTTCCTAACCGAAACAAAATATTTGCCTCTATTGTACAAGCAGTTGCTCTTTCAATTGCAGAAAAAACAGGTGAAAACTGTGACATCGCTTTAGGAATACACGCAGGTGATTTTTCAATCTATCCGGATTGTAGAGCTGAATTTCGCGATGCTGATGATGTAGCTTTCCGTTTAGGTAATTGGGGAGCTGAAAAAGTAGGTTATTTTACTCCATACATTGATGGAATGAAGTTTGATATCTTAAAGGATGGAGAAGTACTATGTGAAGAACTAGGACTTGATTTTAATGAAGTATACAAACGTACAAACACTTCATACAAGCCTATCTACCATGAGTTTGCCTACGAAGAAGGAACCGACATAATTGAAGTAAAGGGATGGTACTCAGACTATAAATCAGCTAGTTCAGTTGAACGTGTAGAAGCGTTTATCAAACTAGGACGACCTGATCCTGCACCTTATGCTGATGAAAGAGGTCCGGTAATGTGGGATCATGTAGTAAAAGAGGTAAGTAAAGTTTTAGTAGAAAACGGGAAGTAATTTAGGTGACCATCGACTTTAACCGATGGTCATCATATTTATAACCATGGAAACAAAATTATGCAAAACTTGCAATATTGAAAAACTATTAACTGGAGATTTTTGGCACAAAGCTAAAAGAAGACCTGATGGTTGGGAATATAGTTGTAAAGAATGTGTTAAAAAAAGAACACGAAACAACTACTATTCAAACAAAGAAAAATGGAATGAAACTACAAAACAAAATCATCGTAAACGCAGGGAAAAGCTCCAAGAACTTAAAGCAAGCTTATCTTGTACCAAGTGCAATGAACAAAGACATTGGCTTTTAGATTTCCACCACATAGACCCAACCCAGAAAGACTTCCAACTGTCACAAGGTGAAAGATATGGATGGGAAAAGGTACAAAGCGAAATAGAAAAATGTGTTGTTTTATGTTCAAACTGTCATAGAGATTTTCACTATCTTGAAAAAAAAGATGGGATAAGCATAGAAGAATACGTACATTTAAATACACATGCAGGATAAAAGTATTATAAATTGGGATTTACATCAAAAAATAATGGCAAAGAAAAACACAATTAAAATTTGTACTGGAGTAGGATTAGATCAAATCACTCCTGAGTATATTACAATTGAAATCCCTTCAATTGACACAGAAATTAAAAAACGAGGACGTAAACCTAAAACAACAAAGAAAAATGGCTAAATACAGAAAAAAACCGGTTGAGATTGAAGCAATCCAATGGAATGGAAATAGTAACAAACAAGAAATAGAACAATTTGTCGGTAAAGAATTGAAATCGGAATTGGAGAGTGAAACCGCCTATGTTGCAGGAAAAGGTGCTCCGATATTTAGTTTACTGATTGAAACAAAAGAAGGTGTGATGAAAGCCTTTAGGGGTGATTGGATTATTAAAGAACCCTTCCCAACAGGTGATAGAGATTTTTATCCGTGTAAACCTGACATTTTTGAATTAACTTATGAAAAAATAGATTAATATGGCAAGATACATTTCAACAAAACTATTTGATGGATACTCAACTTGTTTCCGTCAATGGAAAGCAGATGGAACTCATTGTAGATTTTTACACGGATATGCTGTATCGTTTAGAGTATGGTTTGAAGGTGAATTAGATGAAAGAAATTGGGTTTGGGATTTTGGTGGTATGAAACGTGCAAAAACTCAAATTGAAGGTATGTCTCCAAAAGACTATTTTACATATCTTTTAGACCACACTACAATTATAGCTGAAGATGATCCGCATTTAACTTTATTTAAACAAATGCATGCAGAAGGTATTATCCAATTGCGAGTATTACCAGCTACAGGTTGTGAACGATTTGCAGAATATCTGTACACTACAATTAACACTTTCTTAGCAAAAGAAACTGACGGTAGAGTTAAAGCAACTAAAGTAGAAGTTTATGAACACGAAAGAAACTCAGCTAGCTATGGAGAATAGTTATTATACGACAACCACCACTTTTGGTGATATTAAATTTATTTATACAATAACAAAATGAAAGAAATACTTTATTTCAGCGCAACATGGTGCGGCCCATGTAAAAATTTTAAACCAATCATGGAACAAGTTAGCCGTGAACTACCTGTAAAATTTATTGATGTAGATGCAAATCCTGACATGACAGCAGCTTATGGTGTACGAAGCGTTCCTACTTTAATAGTAGTAAAAGATGGGCAATTAGCCGCTAAACAAGCAGGAGTTTTAACTGAATCACAAGTAAAAGGTTTATGGAGTCAAAATTAGGAAGAATAGAAGATTATAGCAAAGTTTTACCAATCGTAGAACTATATCGTTGTGTTCAAAGTGAAGGATCACGTTTTGGACGCCCAACAATTGCAGTTCGTACAACAGGTTGTACTCATCGTTGCTACTTTGGTGAAGGTGGATGGTGCGACAGCTGGTATACTTCAATCCACCCAGAAAAAGGAACATTTACTTTTAATGATATCATTAAAATATATGACGAAAATCCACACATCAAAGAAATGATGTTAACAGGAGGTTCACCTACAATGCATCCTAAATTAGTAAATGAATTAACACATTTTGCATATGAAAGAGGTATCATTGTTACTCTTGAAACTGAAGGATCTCATTTTATTGCTACTGATCGTCCTATAGGTCTTATATCTCTTAGCCCTAAGTTTTCTAATTCTGTTCCTGTATTAGGGGCTACTACTCCACAAGGTGCTACTGTTGATCAAAAAATGATTAACCAACATAATAAACATCGTTTAAATCACGATGCTATACGACAAATGTTAGCATATTATGCAGATTACCATTATAAACCAGTTTGGGATGGCACTGAAGAAAATTTAAAAGAAATTGAGGATTTTAGAATACTGCATGATATTCCAAAAACTAAAACCTTTATCATGCCAGCAGGCGATACAAGAGAAGAACTCATTAAAATGTATCCACTAGTATTTGATATGTGTGCTGAAAAAGGATATAATATGACTGGACGTGACCACATCATAGCTTTCGATACCCGTCGTGGAGTTTGATTTGAACCCGTAAAGAAGAGTATACTTTTACATATGTATAATAAAACAACATATGAGCAAGTATAAACAAACATGCAATAATTGCAATACAGATTACAAATCAAATGGTCCTTACAGCAAATATTGTTCAAAAGAATGCAGACAAGAAAGCAGAGCCCAAGAAAGAACATATGTAGGATGTGTTCAATGTAATACTCCCATTAGATTCTATCCTAGCCAACAAAACAAATTTTGCTCTAACCAATGCCAAGGTAAATGGGTTAAAAAAAATATGGGAGAAGAAAGAGCTGAACGAGCGTCTCACATGCGAAAAAGTTGGAGTGAAGAATCTTGGAAAAAAGGTTTGGAAACCCGAAAGAAAAATGGTAATATTATAGAAAATTTTGATTGGAAACAATATTGGAAAAGATGCGATTGGTTAACTAGAAAGATACGAAAACAAATGTTGGAAACTTGGGACGGGTACGATTATATAGACGGAGAATATATAAAAAACAACCTAAACCTACACTTCAGTGACAAAAACTACCCAACCTTAGATCATGTTAAACCTAGATCACAATGTTTTAAAGAAGGTCTTTCCCCATATGAAGCAACCTCACCAAAAAATTTAAAATGGACTAAAAGAATTAATAACAGTAAAAAACATAGCAAATTTACTTGTTAAACATTGGGATCAAGTAATAGAACAATTAAACATAAAGAGAGGTGTTTAATTGAATATTTTATTGTATTGTTTAATATGTATAAGAAAAACAATCAATGGCAAATCTTACTTTACGAAGCAGTACTGGTCAACCATTATCATTTGCTGAATTAGATGGTAATTTTGAATATTTTACTGGTTCACATGCAGTAACTGGTTCAATAACTGCAACTCAAGGATTCATAGGTAATGTAACAGGAACAGCTTCATATGCTTCAACGGCATCGTATGCTTTAAATGGAGGTGGAGGTGGTAATACGGGTTCATTAATTGCAAATGCCTCATTTTCTGATCCTGATTTAATATTTACAAAAGGAGATGGAAGTACATTTAATGTTGATATTTCAACTTTAACAGTAAATAATGCTATTAATGCTCTTAATGCTTCACAAGCTACTTTTGCAGCTACTGCTACAACAGCAAACAGTGTAGGAACATTAAATCAAAACGTAAACATAATAGGAAACATTACAGCATCTAATGGAGCTAATTTCCAAACTATAGAAATAGGAACCTCAGGTACTATTAACGGCCAAAATATTTTAACCACAGCTAATACCTCCCAATTTGTAACTTCAGTAAATGGTATACTTCCAACAGCAGGAAACGTGTCAGTTTCTTTAACTGCAGTAGTTACAGGAACCTCAGCATCTTTAGCAAGTTCAGGTTCAGGTGCTATTACAGCTTCTTTTAGTCAAGGTTTACTTTGGGTAGTTTCCCAAGACCCAACACCTGCAAACAATGGTACTGTTTATATTTTTACAACAAGTTCAGGAGCAGGTCAATGGCTTTCAGTTGCTCCTTTAGATACTGCAGCAGGTGATGCTCGTTATGTAAGACAACAAGGTAATGGTGCTATTACAGGTTCGTTTACTGTTTCTGGATCTGGTGTAAGAATTGAATTGTTAGGTGATACTAATATTAGTGAAATCACAGATGCGTCATTTATTCCATCAATTAATCCTTCCCAAAGAAAATTAAGTGATAGCTCAGGATTCCTTGTTTTAGATTACCAAAACAAAAACTTTTACGGAACTGCAGACACAGCATCTTATGTTAATTTAGTTGCTGGTCCTAACGTCACAATCAATCAAGTAGGAACTTCATTTGAAATTAGTGGATCTGCTGGGGGTGGTGGTGGGTTTCCTGGTGGTGGTGGTAACTCAATCCAATACAATGATGGAGCTGGTGGATTTGCCGGTGCTACAGCATTTAGTTATGCTAATAACAGCAGTGTAAATCAAGGAGTTAATAATGTAGCTAATGGAAATTATTCTCATGTTCAAGGAACACAAAATTCTTCAAGTGTTTTAGCTTCATATTCACATGCTGAAGGACAAAACACTACCACTGTAGGATATGCCTCACATACTGAAGGATACCAAACAATTGCTTCAGGCTCTTTTTCACATGCTGAAGGATGGTTAACTATCTCTTCAGGTTCTTATTCACATGCTGAAGGTAGAAGTACTCAAGCACGTGGAAATAATTCTCATGCTGAAGGTCAATCAACAACTGCAATTGGGACATGTGCTCATGCTGAAGGTCTTAATTCAATTGCAACTGGAAATTTTTCCCATGCTGAAGGAAGTAATAATAATGCTGTTGGGGTTGTTTCTCATGCTGAAGGTGCTAGTACTGTTGCCTATGGGCCGTATTCACATGCTGAAGGATCAAATGCTATTTCTTCAGGCTCATATTCACATGCTGAAGGATATTATACTTTAGCTTTAGGACAATATTCACATGCTGAAGGTTATCAAACGGTTACTCGAGGAACAGGTTCACATGCTGAAGGGTATCAAACAATTGCTTCAAGCTCTTATTCACATGCTGAAGGACAATACACAGTAGCTAAAGGATATGGCTCACATGCTGAAGGAATTTCAACAATTGCTCTAGGTCCTTATTCACATACTGAAGGATGGAACACAGTTTCTTCAGGCTCATATGCACATGCTGAAGGAGTTAGCACTATTGCTTCAGGCTCATATGCACATGCTGAAGGTGAAGGAACTATTGCTATAGGAGATAGCTCACATGCTGAAGGACAATACACAGTAGCTAAAGGATATGGCTCACATGCTGAAGGAGATAGTACTGAAGCTAGAGGATTTTCGTCTCATGCTGAAGGTGAAAGTACTATTGCTCAAGCAGATCATTCACATGCTGAAGGCCATTATACTATAGCTTCTGCAAATTATCAAACTGTAGTAGGTGTAGCAAATATTACTAGCTCAGTGTTTGGAGCATTTATAATTGGAAATGGTAATTCATATTATTCATACTTACAATCAAACCTACTTCATGCTGGAGGAAATACAGTTGAAATTACTGGTTCATTAGATGTAACAGGATCTTTAATATCAAGGAATACAACCATTTTAACTCAAGTATCTGAAAGTTTAAACTTTATTGATGATGCAGCAGCTGCAGCAGGTGGTGTTCCATTAGGTGGATTGTACAGAAATGGAAGTTTCATCCAAATTAGAATAGTTTAATTTAAAAATATAAAACACAAATGCCAAATTTATCAGGCTCATTAGCCATTACCGGATCAACAATAATTACAGGTGATTTAACAATAGCTGGAAATATTATAGGAAATTCTAGTGGACCTACTACCATTGGAAATGTTTTTACTATTGATCCAATAACCAAACAAACATTTGTTACAGGCTCATTAATTGTATCAGGTGGAAATACCTTCCATAATATTGGAGCAATGACAACAGGTATAAGTTGTGTTGTTGCTTCTGGAAGTAGTGCAATGGCTCAAGGTTGGTATTCTACTGCAAATGGAACAGGTTCACACGCTGAAGGTGGAGCATCTGTTTCTAATGGAATGATTTCACATGCCGAAGGAGGATACTTTTATTATAACCCTAATGTTGGATTATGGTATAATGCAACTATAGGTGGAAGTGCTATTGGTATGGGATCTCATGCTGAAGGGGTTTCAGCATATGCTTATGGAATAGGTTCACATGCTGAAGGTGGAGGTACTAATGCTTATGGAGATAATTCTCATGCTGAAGGTGGATATGTTACTGCATCTTTTAATGTAAATACAAATCAACTTACAGTTACTACAATTGCTGGAGGTAGAACAGATGCCAATGGTTCACATGCTGAAGGAGCTAGCACAAGAACACTTTCAACAGGTTGGTATTCACATGCTGAAGGTATCAACTCAAAAACAGCTGGATATGGTTCACATGCTGAAGGTACTAACACAAGAACTGATGGATCAGGCTCACACGCTGAAGGATATTATACTTCTGCTTCAGGAGATTATTCACATGCTGAAGGTTATCAAACGGTTGCTCAAGGAACAGGTTCACATGCTGAAGGAAATCAAACAACAGCAATAGGTCTTTATTCACATGCTGAAGGAAATAAAGCAATTGCTTTAGGGCAAGCTTCTCATGCTGAAGGTAATCAAACAATTGCTTCCGGTTCATATCAACATGTTCAAGGTTTATATAATACACATGGTGATGATTCATCTTTAATGATTGTTGGAAATGGTACATCTCCTTCTTTACGCAAAGATGCATTTAAAGTTAGAATGTCTGGTTCAATCGTTTTACCAACTACTCAATCAGCTGCTCCATCTTGGACAGGAACAGACGGTGAAATGGTATTTGCAACAGTAACAGGAAACCATAGATTTTATGTTTGGATGGCAGGTGCATGGAGATCAGGTTCTTTAGCATAAAAAAATTTAGCATATTTAAAAAATAATTTGGCCCCTTAAAGGGGCCTTATTACATTTATATAAAATAATTAAGTTATATGTCAGAAAACACACGTAGAAAAACACACACAGAATTAGAATGTGTACAAGTAGGCCATGCAAACGGAGTTGCACCCGGTTTTCCACTTACTGAAAATGAAAAATGGAAAATGGTAGATAAAGCCGAAGAAGCTTATGGTAAATTTTTAGATGCTTTAGGATGTGATTGGAAAAACGATCCAAATTCAATGGAAACACCTCGTAGGATAGCCAAAAAATATGTATTTGAACAATGGAAAGGTAGATATTCTTCCCCTCCTGAAATTACATCCTTCCCAAGCGATGGGTATCAGGGGTTAGTAGTTCAAACAAATATACCTCTTACTAGCCAATGTTCCCATCATCACGAAACTATTTTAGGAAGAGTTCATATAGCATATATTCCTGGGGAAGATGCTAGAGTAATAGGTTTATCTAAACTAAATCGTATTGTAGAACATTTTGGCCGTAGAGGAGCCATTCAAGAACAACTCACAATGGCCATTCATCAAGCAGTAGATAAAGTATGTGAAAATAATATTGGAGTTGCCGTTACCATCATTGGAGAACACCAATGTGTTAGTTGTAGAGGAACCAACCATGCAGGCTCAGCTATGGTCACAAACCATTTAACAGGAGTTTTTATGGATAAACCAGAAGTAAGACAAGAGTACTTTAAATCAGTAGATATGGCTAGTCAATATAAAATACTTCACTAAGATACTCCAAGGAGAGGTAAAAAAGTCGATAGGTCTAATATGTATGATAAACATATTAACATGATTGGAATATATAAAATTATCTCTCCAACAAACAAAATATATATTGGGCAGTCTATTAATATTGAAAAAAGATTTAAACAATATAAAAGGCTAGATTGTAAAAAACAACCCAAACTATACAATTCTTTTAAAAAATATGGTGTTGAAAACCATGTATTTGAAATACTTGAAGAATGTTTTATAGACAATTTAAATACTAGAGAAATATTTTGGAAACAAATATCCAACTCTATAAATGAAGGTTTAAATTGTGAATTGTTTGATATAGGTCAAGGTCCTCGTTCAGCCCAAGTTAAAGATAAAATTAGCAAATCTATGCTTGGTAAACCAAAAACAGAAGAACATTGCAAAAATTTAAGTTTAGCAAAAACAGGCATACCTAGCTTAAGAAAAGGAAAATCGGATTTGAAACAAAAAGGAAAACCAAAACCTGGAGCTGGCGGAAAAGGACAACCTAAAGTTGGAGCTGGACCAAAAACAGGGAAATATATTTTAGATACTCAAACTAATCAAATCTTTCCTTCAATAAAAAAATGTATAGAAATATTTGGAATACATAAAAAGAAAATGTATATTATATTAAAAGACCCAAATGGAAGATTTAAACACCAAATTTAAAAGTTATGGACAAAACACAGTTACTCTATGGGGCTTTAGAGTCAAAATATCTAGCCCAAATTGCAGAAGCAAAAGCAACACTAGCAATTTATTTTACAAATTCAGTCGGAATTGGAGAACACCCTCAACATCTTGAGGAAATGGACAAGTTTATATCTCAATTAGCAGATGCTGAAGATAAACTTGATTGTTTAAGACATTTAAAATTAATTGATCCAACAACCCCATTTTAATATGAGCCCACTAGAACAAAAACAAAATGAGTTAATTCAATTACTTTATTCACAAGTTATAGATTTATCTATAATGTCTAAAATTGAACTTGGAGATGATGTAATATTTAAATATAGAGAATTAACAGATGAAATTGAACATTTAAAAGGAACTTATGTACCTTTTGTGTCAGAAGTTGAAGAGTTTAATGCAGTAATGGGAAAACCCAATAATTATAATCCGGTCATTCCCGATGAGAAGGAATGGATGTTTGTCTACAATTTTGTTTTGGAAGAACTCGAGGAATATAAACATGCGTGTGAACAAGGAGACATTGTTGAAGTTCTTGATGCTTTATGCGACATTGCCTATGTTTCCTTGGGTAACGGAACTATGCTACATGGTCTTAAGGATAAACTATGGCCCGCATATCAAGAAGTACAAGCGTCAAATCTTAGTAAAGCTTGCTCTAGTGAGGAAGAGGCACAAGAAACCGTTAGAGTACGTTCCGCAGAACAAGAGGAACCATGTCACTATTCGAAGGTTGGCAAATATTATATCGTCTATCGAACACGTGATAGAAAAGTAATGAAAAATGTTAATTACTTTAGACCTGACTTAACACAGTTCTTTAAGTAATATTTAAATAAAAGTTATGTATCAAGCGGTTTTCTATAACAGATTACCCGGAGAAGATCAATGGTCATATTATCTTCGGGACGATAAAAAAGGTATACACAAGTTCCAGTATTGGCCTACAGTTTATAAACTTGATGAAGAGGGAGAATTTGAAACACTATTTGGTGAAAGGTGTTCTCCCCTTCAAGGCCAATATGATAAAAAAGATCCTACTATTTTAGAAAAAGATATTGACCGTGAAATTGTATTGCTGCGAGATCTGTACTTTGAAACAGATGAAACACCAGAATACCACAATACAGTTTATTTAGATATTGAGATTGAAATTTTAGGTGCACTTACCCCACAAACCATTAAAGAAGCAAATGCTGAAGTTACAGCAATTGCCTTGATTGATACTTCAACTAAAGAAAAAATATGCTTTATTTTAGATAAAGAAAGTAAAATTGATGAAGTAGATTTAGATGGTAAGAAAGTTATCCCTTGTATTGACGAAAACACTTTACTACGTAATTTTTTAAACAAATGGGAACAAATGGATCCTACAATTGTAGTAGGTTACAACAGTGATTTCTTTGATATCCCATATTTGTACTATAGGATTAAAAAACGTTTAGGAGATGAAGTATATCGTTTATCCCCTATAGGTAAAATTGAAGAAGTATTATCTCAACCAAATTCTCCAATTCGTATTGGTTTAGTTAACAGTTTAGACTATATGCACTTGCTTCGCAAGTATATGATGAAAGAAGAACCATCATACAAGTTAGGTGACATAGGTTTGAAATATGCTAAACTAGGAAAAATAGAATACAACGGTAATTTAGACACTTTATTCAGAGAAGACCCAAACAAATTTATAGACTATAACATTCGAGACGTTGAAATTATAGAAGCGTTAGAGGAAAAACAGAAATTTATTGAATTGACTGTTTTGATTTCTCACCTATGTCATACACCATACGAATCAATTTACTATAACACTATATTGAATGAAGGTGCTATTTTAACGTATTTAAAACGTAAAAATATAATTGCACCAAACAAGCCAACAACTTCAAACCCTACGATTAGAGATTTAGAGTTAGGTGATTATGTAGTACATCAAAGAGGTACTCCAACAATTGAAGGTACAGTATACAGTTTTGAAGATAAACAAATTATAATCAAAACAATGGCTGGAAAATATATTGCTCGTAACCCTAAAACAGTTAAGAAAAAAGACAGTTACGCAGGTGGGTATTTACTTGACCCTAACCCAGGTTTGTATTCAGATGTAAGTGACCTTGACTTTACCTCACTATATCCTTCAATTATCAAATCGCTTAATTTAGGTATTGAAACATTAGTAGGTCGAATTGTTACAAAAGATAATTACGAACAATACAATTCACTTGAACAGCTAAAACAACGTGATCCTGAAGAAAAAATACATATACAAAAACTCAATAAACATTCATATCAACTAAAAGATGCTACTATAGCAGTAGGTGCTTTAATTCGTTTAATTGAAGACAATAACTGGACAATTTCAGCTAGTGGAGCGTTTTTTACAACTGATAAAAAAAGTATTGCTTGTGAAGTATTAGAGGATTGGTTTAATCAGAGAGAACATTATCGAGCACTTAAGAAAAAAGCAGGTAAAGCAGAAGATTGGGCTAACTACAAACAATATGATTTGTATCAAATGGCATTCAAAATCTTACAAAACGCTTTATACGGTACGTATGCAATTAATTCATGGCGTTTTACAGATGGATTTAAAATATGTTCTGCTGCCATTACAAACAGTGGTCAACGCTTAACAAAGGAATCGATTATATTTGTAAACAAGTATATTTCTGATCAACTTGAAATTGACCCTAGAGAATTCGTTATCGCTTCAGATACCGATTCACTTTATATGGAGTTAACAGATTTGCTTAAACATAGAAACCCTGACTTAAACTACAATGATCGTGAAGAAAAAATCAAACGATTGTTGGTTTTGACAGAGGAACTCCAAGATGTAGCAAACGGGAATCTAAACAATATCACGCAGGATCTGTTCAATATGCACGGCAAACACCACTTTGTATTAAAGCAAGAGGTAATCGCTGAAAAAGCGTATTGGGCTGGTAAACGTAGATATGCTATTTATATTGTAAACAAAGAAGGTGTACCTATTGAAGAACTAGAGATGAAAGGATTAGACATTATGAAATCTAATTTCCCCCCTTACTTTAGAAACTTTGGAGAAGACCTAATTAAAAACATCCTATTTAGTAAACCGAAAGAAGATATAGACAAAGATGTAATGGATTTTAAAAATTCAATGCAAACTGTAGAGTGGATTAAGTTGCTTAAACCAACTGGACTGAAAAAAATGGGTGAATACATTGAACGTAAACCTATGGCTGGTGAATTGTTCTCTAAATTGAAACTGAAATGTCCCGTAAATACGAAGGCAGCAATAGCTACAAATGACATATTGCGTTTTAAAGGTTTAACTGTAAAGTACCCCGAATTTACAATTGGAGATAAAATGTACATAGCAATTCTTAAACCTAACCCATATCAATTAACAGTAGTTGGGTTGAATGGATATAATGATGCTCCTGAAATTGTAGAGTTAGTAAACAAATATATTGACAGAGATGGATTATTTGATAGTGTGATTAGAAACAAGCTTGAATCACTCTATTCTGATATTGGATGGGAGCTTTCCCTCAATCCATATCGTGCAAAGTTCTTTAACTTCTCATAAAATGTATTTATAATTTTAAATTAAAAACCCACCTTCCATATATGTATAATAAAATAAAATTAAATAAAATGAACAAAGAACAATTACGTATGCAAATGTTAGCTGGTATTATTACAGAGAGCCAATACAAAGCTATGTTAAATGAGGATGAAGATGATAATGACCCAAGTTCATTTGATATTAATCAAGATTGGGATTCATTAAAGGTATTAGGATCTGAAACTGATCATCAAGGTGAATGGGTAATATTTGCTGATCCTGAAGATCCATATTTAGATGAAGAAGGATATAGTTTTGCTGTTGAAAAAAGACAAATAGATCAAGTAGCAAATGGAGAAAAAATAGGAGTTGAAGATGGATCTAGTATCTCTCATTACATGACTTCTCAAGATGCTAAAAATATCCTAAGCCAAATTTAAATTAAAATCAACCCCATATAGAAAAGCTTGCCTATTGGCAGGCTTTTTTTTATCTTTAACACATGGTTAATAAAATAGTTCTACAATCGGTTATAAACAAATACTACTTAGGCGAAAACGAATCCGTCAAATGGAGTATTAAAGACAAAACCCTTACTATAGACTTTATGTCTGTAAACAAAGAAGTAATAGGTAAAATTGTTCACAACAATATTGACATTGAGGATAGTGAATTAGCTATCTTTGATACTAAAAAACTATTAAACCTATTAGGTATTACTCAAGGTGATCTAATGTTTAGTTTAGAAAAGGGTAAAAACGTTTATACCAAAATGCATTTTGCAGACAATGCTTTTAACTTGACATATGCACTTGCTGATCCACTTTTGATTGGAAAAGTAGGTTCCGTAACAGAACCAGAATGGGATGCAGTTTTGCCTTTAGAAAAAGAATTTGTTGACAATTTAGTTAAAGCAAAAAACGCTTTAACAGGTATTGGCTCAATGACACTTGCAATTGACATTGACATGAACGGAGACGATATGTGCTTATTTACATTTGGAGATGAGCAAGGCCACAACAACAAAATTACCTACCAAATGTATGGTACAATTAAACAGGAAAAAATTGAAATCCCATTCAATTCAGACATGTTTAGAAATATACTCAAGGAAAACAAGGATCTAGAAAGTGGAAACATTTATTTGAGCTACCAGGGCTTAATGAAACTTGAATTCAAATCCGAAGACACAATAAGCACATATTATATGGTTCGTAAAGAAGAAAGTAGTTTTTAGTATGTATAATAGAACTTGTAAGTTCAAATAAGTTTTCGTATATTACAGTTATAAATTTAAATTTAGTTATGGAAGAAACCAAACGACGCGGTCGTCCCGCTAGAGACGAAAATGACACCCAATCAAACTTATGTACAATTAAAGATCCAATAATGGAACCTTTCTATATTGTAAAAGATGCTACAAACTTTACAGTTATAGAAAAATCTGTTGCTGCAAGGGGATTTGGTGGTAAAAAAGCATCCGGTAAAGAAGTTGAAAAAGTTGTAGGATACTACAGTAGCTTTGGAAATGCTGTAAATCGTATTGCAAAGGAAAAGTTTTATCAAAATGAAGGTGAATACCAAACTATTCAAGGATATATTAACACCTGGAAAGAAGTAAAAGAAGGAATAGAATCAATGTTAAACAAATTAGAAATATGAGAAAGTTAGAAGCATTATTTGATGCGGTAATCATAAAACCGCTTGATGAAGAAGAAACCCAGTTTGGCTCTATCTTTATCCCAGATGCTGGAAAAGATAGAAACGAACAAGGAACTGTAGTTGCAGTTGGGCCTGGAGTAGAATATGCAGGTATTGGATTTGTACCAACCCAACTTAAAGTAGGAGATGTAGTTGTCTTGCCTACAATGGGATTTTCAAAACTACAATTTGAAGGAGACGACTATTATATAGGGAACGAGAAACAAATTTTAGCAAAAATAACAAAAGACGATGAGTAAGATAATTGAATTTGGACCAGAAGCACGTAAGAAACTGGTAAAAGGTATTGATACCTTAGCAGATGCTGTTGTAGCAACGTTAGGACCAAACGGTAGAAATGTTGTGTACACTGAAAATGGAATGGTTGTTTCAACCAAAGATGGTGTAAGCGTTGCAAAACAGATTACATCTTTAGAAGACCCAATTGAAGATTTGGGGGCACAAATGGTTAAACAAGCAGCTATTAAAACTGCAGACCACGCAGGTGATGGTACAACTACTTCAACTTTGCTAGCACGCGAATTGGTAAAAGGTGGTATTTCCAAACTGAACGAAGGAGCAAATGCAGTTGAAATTAAACGTGGAATTGACGCTGGAGTAAAAGAGGTACTATCTACCCTTAAACAAAACTCAGAGAAAATTACATCTGAAGACCAGCTTGAACAAATTGCTACTATTTCAGCAAACAATGACCCTGAAATTGGAAAATTGATTTCACGCGCTATGGAAAAAGTAGGACGTGAAGGTGTGGTTTACATTGAAGAGTCAAGAACAGACGAAACATATCTTGAAGTTGTAGAAGGTATTCAATTTGACCGTGGTTACAAATCTCCATACTTTGTTACAGACAACAATACAATGTCAACAACTTTAAAAGATGTTTACATTTTGATGGCTGATCACCGTTTCACTCAAGTAAAAGAATTGCTTCCAATTTTAGATGGTGTATCACAAAAAGGAAAATCATTGTTGATCATCGCAGAAGATATTGATGGAGAAGCTTTAGCTACATTGCTTGTAAACAAAATGCGAGGTACACTTAAAGTATGTGCTGTTAAAGCACCTGATTTTGGTGAGCGTAGAAAATTGATCCTTGAAGACATTGCTATCTTAACTGGTGGTAAAGTATTTGACAAAGAAAAAGGAATGAAACTTGACAAATTCAATTGGGAATGGTTAGGTAAAGCTAAAACAGTTACAGTATCTAAAGAAAAAACCACAATCATTGATGGTGATGGTGCTGAAGCTGAAATCACAGAACGAGTAGAGTCACTTACAGCTCAAATTGAAGGTGCAAAAACACCATTTGAAATGGAAAAATTGCAAGAACGTTTATCCAAGTTTGTAGGTGGAGTAGCTTTAGTTCATGTAGGTGGAAGTACAGAAACCGAAATGAAAGAGAAAAAAGATCGCGTTGACGATGCTTTACATGCAACACAATGTGCTCTTGAAGATGGTATTGTACCAGGTGGAG